AACGCGAGGATGTGATCCAAAAGTGCGACAGCGCCATTCAACAGGAATTACTCACAATGTCTGACTACAAACTCGGCCGATCTGAGGGGGTCATCCGGAAGAATGATGGCGCATTCATCCCGAACGATCCTCTCAACGTCGATTGGATCTACTATCAGGAATGGAAGAAGTTCAATATCCCCGACGCCGCAGATCCAGATCCAAGCCTGGTCCCGGTCTCAGCCTCTAAGCTCGGTCTCAAGCGCGCCTTCGGTGAGCTGGGTATCTGGGAGACGGTCCGATCGGCCATCGCCTCCAACCCCGATGCTCAGGAAGAGTGGGAGTTGGCCATCGAGGTCAAGCGCACCGATCCTCTGGTGCAGATAATGATCGCGGCGCTGAACTTCGGTCCGACCCAGGTTGACAATCTTCTGATCCGGTCCGCAGCGCTGGTCGCCTAATGAACGTCATCGCTGTCGCCGTCATTGACGTGCCTCCTGATGTCATCGTTGACACGTTCACTGTGGCGAACAACGAGGACTGGGTCAGGAATTATCAGGTCACCGTGAACGGTGCCCCGGTCGCGATCGAGAGTGGCTGGAAGATCTACATGCAGATGCAAGGGTCGTCGAAGACCGTTGCACTCAATGCATCGTTGGACAACCAGCAGATCCTCTTGAGCGACGCAGCGAGCGGCAAATTCTCGCTTCACGTTCGGGCGTCGGACAGCACTCAGGTGCTACCCGACACCTATACCTATGACATCGTTCTCGTCGCAGGCGATGGCATCTACCGCCTTGCGAAAGGATCGATCACGGTCGAGCAGGGCATCACCATCGTCCCCGGCCAGGAGATGTGGACCCACGTTCCGCTGATCTCCAGACCGTAACCCCATCACCACAAGCCATCCGCAGCCACCCCAACGGGTGGCTTTTTTCGTTTGGGAGAACCAATAAGTGACCATTCAATATCTCCACGGCGTCGAGACCATCGAACTCGACAGCCCGGCCGGACCCGTTGAGACCGTTAAGTCGAACGTGATCGGCCTGGTCGGCACCGCGCCCGACGCCGATCCGGCTCTCTTCCCTCTGAACACGCCTGTCGCCGTCTTCGCTGACGCGCTGAAGGCAGGTCAGCTGAAGACCAACGGAACGCTGCTCGACAGCATCGACGCCATCTATAGCCAGAAGTCGGCTGTGGTCGTGGTGGTTCGCGTCGCCGAAGGCACGGCTGGCGCCAATCAGTTGGCACAGACCTGGTCAAACGCCGTGGGCTCACCCACCGCCAAGACCGGTGTCTGGGCTCTGCTGAAGGCCCGCCCGATGCTGAAGGTGATCCCGAAGCTGATCATCGCTCCGGGCCTGACCAGCGGTCGCCCGACCAACGGCGTCGCCAACATCAACGTGACTGCAGGTGGCAACGGCTACGTGGCCAACACCACCAGCGTCACCATCGACGCCCCGGCGGCCGGCGGACGGCAGGCGACTGCTGTCCCTCAGGTGGTCGGCGGTGCGCTCACCGGCATCAGCATCACCGACCCGGGTTATGGCTACACGAGCGGCACTCCGACCGTAACCATCACCGGCGCCGGCTCCAACGCTGCCGCATCCGCGACCCTCGGCAATGTCGCCAACCCGGTCGGCATGGCCATGGGCTCGATCGTCGACCGCCTCCGCGCTGTTGCTTTCGTGGACGGTCCCGGCACCAACTACGCGGACGCCGTGTCCTACCGAAACGACTTCGGATCGCAGCGCGTCGGCGTGATAGATCCGGGCGTCCTCAAGTGGGATACCGAGAACTCGGTCTACGTCAACAAGCCGGCATCGGCCTACGCGGCGGGCATCCAGGCGCGGATCGATGAGGAGAAGGGCTTCTGGTACTCGTTCTCGAACGAGGTCATCCAGAACATCGGCGGCCCCGGTCGTCCGGTCGACTTCATGCCGAACGATCGCGACTGCGAAGCGAACATGCTGAACGCAGCCCAGATCACGACCATCATCCACGATGACGGTTTCCGCTTCTGGGGTCTGCGCGGCACTGGCGACGAGCCTCTCTGGGCTCAGATGTCGGTGCGCCGCACCGCGGACATGATCTACGAGAGCCTGGAGCGTGCCGAGCGCACCCGCCTCGACAAGCCGTTCAGCTACCAGCTGCTCGAAGACATCGAGGGCGACGTCTCTGCTTACCTGCGACTGCTCCGCGCCCGCGGCGCGCTGATCGGCGGTTCGTGCTGGATCGACCCGAACATCAACACCCCGGCGACCTTCTCCGCGGGTGAGCTGACGGTCGACTTCGATCTCGAACCCCCGGCGTGCCTTGAGCACCTGCAGTTCCGTGCAACGCGCAACCCGCAATACTACACGGACTTCATCGAGACGTTCGCTCGCACCATCACTGGCACTTCGACCGCCTAATCAGCGGCACGTCGCCAATCCCAACAACCTAAGCCTAAAGCCGGCCCGGACAATGATCCGGGTCGGTCTTTGGCTTGTCTGGAGACCAAATGAGCAATCTTCGCGACTCTAACATTTTCCAGGACTTCACTGTCTGGGTCGACGGCGTCGGCAAGATCGGTGAAGCCCCGGAATTTCAGCCCCCGGAAATCAACATCGCTGTTGAAGAGTTCCGTGGTGGCGGCATGGACGGCACCGTCGAAATCCCGATGGGCATCGAAAAGATCGAGTTCGACTTCCAGCTTCACACCTGGGACGCACAGATCTGGACCAAGATCGGATACGGCCCTGGCTCGCTCGACGTGCCGGTGACCTTCCGTGGCTATCTGCTCACGCCCGGCGGCGCTGAGAAGGGCGTGGTCATCTCGACCCGCAGCCTGATCAAGTCGGTGAAGCCCGGCAAGATCTCGGCCGGCAAGAAGGCTGACATGACCGTCAATCTCGTCGCCAATGTGCTTACGCACAAGATCGACAACCAAATCGTCGCTTCGATCGACGTGTTCAACAAGATCACGATCATCGGCGGCACGGACAAGAGCAGCAACGCTCGCCGCATCCTGGGCTTCAGCTACTAAGTCCGGGCAACTTCCCAAACTGCAAGGCCTCGCCATTCCGGCGGGGCCTTTTCTTTTTCCAATACCAAATAGGTGTGCAAAATGACTGCCAAGACTTTCGACCTCAAGTTCCCGTTCGAGTTCCGCGGCGCCAACTACGCTCAGTTCTCGGCTCGCCGCCCCAAGGTGCGCGACCTCCGCGAGTTCATCAAGAACGTGGAAAAGGACAGCGTCGCCGCGATGGAGAAGGCTCTCGCGAACCTGTGTGAGATCGACGACAAGATCGTCGCCGAGATCGATATCGAAGACTTCGGACCGATGAAGAAGTGGTTCGAGGATTTTTTGAAACCCATGCTGAACGGGTCGGACGACTAATCTACGACGCCGTTCCAATGTTCGAGCGATGGCACTGGAACCTCGAAGACGTCGAGTGCCTGGACTTCGAAGACTTCGTTCTGTTCGCTGACGCCTGCCAGGCGCTGTACGAGCGGGACATGGAGAATGCCAAAACAAGGACTCAGGGCTGACGCCCTGGGTCCATTTTTTTTGACCTCAGGAGCGCGGCGTGAGTGACGAGCTAGAACAAAGGATTAGGATAACCGCGGACGCGGACAGTGCGTCTCCCGTTATCAAGCGCCTCCTCGCGCAGGTGAAGCAGCTCGAAGCCGAGATGAAGAAGCTGACGGATGTCGCTTCTCAGCCGCTCAAGGGTGGCCTCCTCGACCCGAAGACTGCAGCCGCCCTCAAGGCGCACGGCCATTCTCTGGATGGTCTGACCGACAAATACACGCGCGACGCCAAGGCGATGCGTGCGGCCGGGACGATGTCCATGGCCTACTACGAGAACCTCGTAGACGACATCCAGAAGATGGAGAAGGCCTACAAGAAGGGCAACAAGACCCAGAAGGCCGCTCTCTCCGCGCAGCTGGCTGAGACGTACCGATACGCTCAGGGCTACGCCTCGATCCACAACCAGATGCACGAAGACGTCCGAAAGGGCGAGCGCAAGCATCAGGATCTCTGGAGCCGGATCATCTACGCGGCCGACACGGACCGCATAAACGAGGAGAAGCGGACACACCGGGAGAGCGAACGAAACCTCGCCGCCCATCATCGGAGTGTTCGTGGCGCCTGGCGCCGAGCCTCTCAGATCCCTGGCCGGATGATGAACGGCATCGCTGGGTCCAGCTCGATCGCCTATACAGGCCTCGGAGCTGCCGCAGCCGGCGGCCGGGCGGCGCAGTCTGCCATCAGCCAGCGCATGCAGATCGACACCGCAGAGACAAACCTGCAGATGTTCGGCGGTCTGAGCAAGGAAGACGCTCGCAAGGTGCGCGGCGAATTCGGCGACAACGCTGCTGTGAAATACGGCATCTCGCCTAGCCAGGCACTGGACGCCTACACCGAGTCCCTCAAGGCCGGCATCACCACCAACACCAAGGAAATCACGGATCAGATCCTGAAGTCCGCAACCGGTCTGGACATCAGTCCGGAAGAGACCACGAAGCTGGTCGGCCGCGCAGCGTCGCTGTTCAACGACATCAAAGAAGTCGATCCGAAGCGCATCAAGTCGATGCTGAACGCCATCGGCGTCGCCAACCGCGACTCGGCGGCAGACGGCAACGAAATCGTCGCGGCCAACCGCCGCGGCACGGGCGTCCTCGCGACGTCCAAGATGACCATGGAGCAGCTGAGCGCGTTCAACGCGGCCAACATCTCCGGCGGTATGCAGTCCGGCAAATCCGGCACCTTCATGGGCTTCCTGGTCAACGACCTGGTGAACGCGGGCAAGACCCGCGGCCAGCGCGGAAAAGACCTGGGCAAGTTCTCTTCCATGCTCGGTTTCGGCGGCAAGGCCAGCCTCGCGGCACAGGCCACTGCTGACCCGACCAAGACCATCCAGACCATCCTCGAACGGCTCGCAAAGATGCCGGAGGGCAAGCGTGCTGAGGCGATGAACCTCCTGGGCATGCGGGAATGGCGCGACGAGCTGGCCATCCTGGTTCAGGAACGCGGCAAGCTCAAGCAGATCCTCGAAGCGATCAATGATCCGAAGAACGCAAACTTCCTCGACGAGGCTTCGGTCAAGCGGCTCACGAGCCTCAACGGCAAGTGGAAGTCGTTCAAGTCTGCGCTGTCGCTGTTCTGGTCCTCGATCGGCGAGGGCTTCGATGAGCTGTTCATCGACTTTACCGACTTCTTCAAGGACTTCTTTGCTCAATTCGACAAGGAAAATCTGAAGTCTGCAATCAAGCGAGCGCTGGATGGCGTCCGCGAAGGTCTGGGCTTTTCCAGCTGGCGCGAGATGTTCGCATCGGTGTTCGGAAATCCTGGCGAGTCCAAGCTTAATCCGGACAAGTTCTTTGCGTTTGCAAAGGGCTTTGCTGAAGGCATCAAGGTCGTTGCTAACACGGTCGGCGGAGTCCTATCCACGGCTGCGAGCCTGTTTGGTTTCGGCCCCGGCCTCGAAGGCCTGGGTAAATTTACGGCGGAGCTGATCGGCTTCTCCATCGCTCTGATGATGTTGCGGCCGGTCATCGGCATCTTTATCGTCCTGAAAGAGCTGTTCGTCGGCATGGGCCTGATCTTCGCAGGGATCAAGGGCCTCTTCAGCTGGGCGTCTAAAGACGCGATGGCTGAGGTCACTACGTCGATGGCGAAGAACCTGTCGCGTGCCCTCGGCCGCGGCGTGATCATCGGGATCGCAACGCTCTTCGGCGAAAAGCTGATGGACGTTTTGTTCTCTTGGCTGCCGGGATCGAACCCTGAGATGGGCAAGAAGCTGCAGGATCGCAGCACCTGGCAGAAGATGAAGGATCTCTTCACGTCGTCTGACGAGCTGAAGAAGCGCTACGGTGTGGACGAGCAGCCCAAGGCGCAGAAGCAGAGCTTCATCGAAAACGGCACTGAAGCCGGCAAGGCCTTCAAGAAGGTCGCCTTCGAGGGCAACAACAAGGATCTCCTGCAAACCGCCGGTCTCCGGCAGGAGCTGGAAGATCTGAACGGATCTTTCAAGAAATACGGCGGCCAGGTGATGCTTGCATCGCTCACGTCGTCCAAGGGCGGCATCACGGACTTCTCCGCGTCTCGGCGCGGCGGAGGAGGTGGTGGAGGCGGAGGTGGAGACACTACCGTCGCGTCCAGCGGAAGCCCGAGCCCGACCGACCTGTTCACCAGCACGCCAGGAGGCAAGCTGCCGAACTTCGGCATGGGTTCGCGCGGCATCATCGGAGGCGGCAACGATGTCGGCACGGCTCTCTCTGGCTCCATGAATAAGGGGGCCTACGAGAAGATCTTCGCCGGAACGCCGATGGCTGGCATGTACGACCAGGTCGTCGATGCTGCGAAGACGAACAACATCGACCCGGCGCTCCTGGCCGGCATCATGGCCCACGAGAGCGGCAAGGGGTCGGCACTTAGCGGCAACAACCCCGGCGGGATCATGGATCCTGCCACGAACTGGTCCAAGAAAAAGCAGTTCGGCAGCCTCGCTGAAGGCATCAACTCGACCGCAAGCACCGTCGCAAAGAACTGGAACCGCGCAGGCGGTAACCTGAGTTCGATGGCAGGGATCTACGCTCCGCAGGGAGCGGCCAACGATCCCCGCGGCTTGAACAAGAACTGGCTTGGTGGTGTTCAGGGCTTCATGGGTCAACTAGGTGGAGGAAGCTCCGCCGTTGGTGGATCTGCACCGAACGGTCTCGCTGACCAGCTTGGCGTTCGTGGCGGTGCAAACTTCATGAAGGGGCAGTATGGGGCGCCTGGTGAAAACCAGACGACTATCACGACTGCCTCCGGAAAGAAGATGACTGTGAACTCGGCCGCTGCGGAGTCCTTCAAGGGCTTCGTGGATGAGCTGGAGGGCTCCGGATACAAAATCAACTCGCTCGGCGGCTTCAGTATGAGAGGCAAGCGCGGCGGGGGTGGCTGGTCGCAGCATGCCTACGGCAACGCGATTGACATCAACCCCGACAAAAACCCGATGACTGGAAAGCTCATCACCGACATGCCTCCCAACGTGCGGGACATGGCGGCGAAATACGGTTTGTCCTGGGGTGGTGATTGGAAGTCGACCAAGGACGCTATGCACTTCGAGTGGATGGGCAAGAAGCCTTGGAAGGACAATCCGAACATGATCGGCGGCGTTCCGCCATCCGGCAAGGAAGCCATCAAGAGCGTCCCCGATCGGGGACCGGAACAGACGCGCGCTGATTTGGGCGGAGGTAACTCCGGCCAGGTGGCGATCCACATCAACGGCAGCAACCACGATCCCGAGTCTCTCGCGACGCTGGTCCAGCGCCGTGTTTCGGAATCGATGAACTGGCGCACCCACGACGTCGAACACGAGATGGTTTGACCATAATCCCGGCCCTACGGGGCCGGGACTCCTTTTCCATTAAATCGAGAGGACCGCATGGCTTCAGTTCTGATGGGCCTCGGCGCCACGACGCCAAACGCCGGAACCGGCGTGATCCTTTTCTATGTTCCTCTCCCCGAGAACGACACGCCGGGTTTCGAAAGCATCCAGCGAGACTCCCAGTACACCTGGACCTCGCAGGAGCGACTGTCTCGCGATCCGGCCATGCAATTCACCGGCGTCGGCGACGAGAGCTTCGTCGTCGAAGGCAGGATGTACCCCTATCACTTCGGCGGCCTGTCCACGCTGGTCAGGTTGCGTGAGGCCGGCAGAGCTGGAAAGCCGCTCATACTCGCGCGGTTCTATCCGCTGCAAGACCCGGCCGGCTACGGCAGCGAGGTGATCGGCAACTACGTGATCAAGCGTGTTCGCACCGCCGAGACGAAAATCGGCGCAATCGGCCTCGCGCATAAGATTGATTTTACCCTGGAGATGCAGCGCTACGGCGACGACATCGGCAACCAGGTGCCTGAAGGCCCGATCACGGCGGTCCCCGGCACCGAGGAGTTCTCAGTCTGATGGCAACCACGACCTACATCACCAAGATGTTCGATCGCGTCGATCGCATCTGTTACGCGCGCTACGGTGCAACGTCCGATCAGATCGTCGAGTGGGTCTTCTCCCATAACCCCGGGCTTGAACTGTACGGCATCGTCTTGCCGCTTGGCATTTCGATCAACCTGCCGGAAGCACCGAAAGCGGTCACCGCGCCGCCGGTCATCAAGCAGATCTTCCTCTGGGATTAATCAATCGCGAGTGCATCGCGTATCGGGCCGCCCCTCGTGGGCGGCTTTTCTTTTTGCAGGAGGGCGTGCGTGCCTACCGGATATACCCCGATCTACAAGATCATGCGGGCTGGCGTTGACGTCACCGATCGCTTCAATGATCGCACCACCGAAATCAAGGTAGAACTGTCCGCCGGAAACGGTGAGCAGGACAAGTGCCAGATCACGATCGACGACCGCGACTGGCTGATCGCCCGGCCGGTGAACGAGTCCCTCGACATATGGCTCGGATACCAAGAAGTCGGCATGTCCTACATGGGTTCGTTCGAGATCGACGACATCACGTTCCAAGGCCCGCCGCGCAGCATCATGATGACCGGTCTGGCGAGCGGAATGCGCAGCGTCCAGAAGGCGCCGGCAATCGCCAACTTCGACAATAAGAGCGTCGGCGACATCATCGGCAGCATGGCAGCGCAGTCCGGACTCGGCGTCGCGATTGACTCCGGTCTGGCCGCCAACATGATCCCCTTCAAGAACCAGAGCGTCAGCAACATGCATTTGCTGCACGAGCTGGAGCGTCAGTTCGGCGCCGTGGCGAAGATCTCCAACGGAAAGATCATCTTCACCCCGCGGGACGGCACGACCTCTGCGAGTGGCATCTCGATGCCCACGCTCGTGCTGTTGCCAGAGCACTTCGGCACATGGTCAGTCAAATATAACAGCAGAACCGATTACGCCAAGGTCAAGGCGGCTTGGCGCGACAAGGCAGACGGAATCCGCCGTTGGGTGGAGACGGGCGTCGGCACGTCAGCGGGATCTGATGGCGGTGAGACCTTCCCGCTCGGCCAGCTGTTTAACTCAATGGGGGAGGCGCAGGCCGCCGCGCAGGCTAAATCGAAAGCGCTCAAACGCTTCGAATGTCAGGCGAACTTCGATCTCGCGAAGGGTGATCCCTGGGTGAAAGACGCTCAGACACTTGTGGTCAGCGGGATGCGCGAAGGCATCAACGGGTCTTACACGATCGACAAAGCCACCCACACCTACGTCAAGCGCACCGGCATCCGGACGACGCTTGAATGCAAGTCACCAGGAACTGGCGCGGACTTCTCCGATCGCGCTGACGAAAACTTCCTGAAGCCAGAGCCCGGCGAACTGCTGGGCGAAGTCCTCAAGAACGGCACCTTTCAAGGCATGCCGACCTGGGACCAATTCTTCTAAGAACGGAAACCCAATGTTCAGCAAGGAAATCATCGACGCCATCGTGGCGGCGGCGAAGAAGAACGACATCCCGCCGTCCGCACTGCTCGCGGTTGTCGAGTGCGAAACGTCCGGCTCTCCCTTCGAGCAGGACGGCGTGACGCCCACGCTGCTCTTTGAGCGGCACAAGTTCTATTCGGAGATGAGGCTGCACGAGCCGCAGAAGCTCGCCGCGGCGATCAAAGCCGGCCTGGCTATCCCGAAGTGGAACAAGGCCACGCAATACAAGGATCAGGGCAAGTCTGCCGGTCGGCTCGCGGTGATCGCCAAGGCTCGCGCAATCGACGAGGAGGTCGCCAACCGTGCGGCGTCCTGGGGTCTCGGCCAGACCATGGGATTCAACGCCGAGCGCCTCGGATTCCACAACGCCAACGAGATGGTGGACTGGATGGTCGAGGGCCGCGTCCCGGCGCAGATCGAAGCCATGATCCGCGAGATCAAGAAGAGCAAGCTCGACGGCTTCCTTCGCAAGAAGGACTTCGCCAGCTTCGCCCGCGGCTACAACGGCGCCGGTTACAAGCAGAACCAGTACGACACCCGCATGCTCGCGGCGGAGAAGCGCTGGGCACGCAAACTCGAAAACGAGGATGCCATGCTGCCGCTGCCGAGTAAGACAGAAACGATCCTCATCCAGTCCTCTCTGAAAGAGAAGGGATACGCGGTCGGCAAGGTCGACGGCAAGTGGGGCGACCTGACGACCGGCGCGCTGTCGGCATTCCAGCGGCGCGAAGGCCTGAAGGTCACAGGCATGATCAATGACGAGACCCGAGCGGTCCTCGAAGATCCGCACACGGAGAGCCGTCAGATCGATCCGGCTCGCGCTGAAGCAACGGCTGACGACCTACGTGAGGCGGGCTCGACGACGATCGCCGCGGCCGACAAGGGATCGCTGGTCAACAAGCTCCTGGTCGGAGCTGGTGCTGCCGGAGGCGCCCAGAAGGTCGGCCTGCTCGATACCGCTCAGGAATACGTCGACAAGGCGCAGTCGGCCAAGGGCATCATGGATAGCATCCACGATCTGGTTTCCAGCATCGCGCCATTTTGGTGGATCGCCGCCATCGGCGTCGGCATCTACGGCATTTACGCCTACCGAGACGTCATCAAGAGCCGGCTCAAGAGCCATCAGCTCGGCGAAGACCTGGGGCTCTGATCATGGAAAAGATCCAGAGCTACATCGAAAACGTAAAGGCGGCTTGGAAACGAGCCGTCGATTTCGTGACATCGAAGACCGGCAAGGCCGTGCTCTTCGTGGCTTTCACATTCCTTGTGGCCGGTTGGTCGTACCACAAGGGCAATGTTCACACCGCGACTGAGGTCGCGTCCCTGAAGCAGCAGCTGCGGGACGCCAAGGAAGAGGCCGCGACCAACAAGCTGGCCGCCGACACCGAGCACCTCAAGGCAGAAGACGCCGGCAAGCAGCTGAAGGCTGCGGGCGCAATCAATGCCGACCTCAAACTGAAAGTCGACAAATATGTTTCGAGCTTGGCGAAGCGGAAGGGTGGCGCTTGTCCTCTCACTGACGCTGACACTCGCGGGCTGCTTTCGATCCGCTGATCGGACTCCGCCCCCTCGAACTCTCATCGAGTGCGAACGGCTGGCACAAGAGGTGGGCATGCCGCCCATCGGTGCCGGTATGGACGCGCTTGTCGTTTTGGCCCGCTACCGGGCAGCGGTCGTTCAGGCGAACAAGAACCTGAAAGACACCTCTGCCTGTATGGCGGATCTGGGAGGGCAAGATGCTCGCTGAGGGAACTGGCCACGATCAGCAGAATATCGCCGATCGTGCCGCACAACGTGCCGTGGAGGGCATGCTGGTACACTTTGGCTTCGATGTTCAAAACCCGATCAAGGTTCAGCAGGAACTCGCAGCTCTTCGGACTCTAGCGAAAAAGCTGGATGACGAGGATTTCGTTGAAGACCTGGCGTTCATCCGGCGCCTGCGACTGACGACGGACAAAGCGAAATCGGCATCGATCTCCACCATCGTCAACGTGCTTGTCACCGCGTTCCTCGGACTCCTTCTTCTGGGGACCAAGGACTGGTGGCTGAAGCATATCACCGGGTAACCCCTCATGAAGAACGCAACAGCCTCATTCATTGTGCTCACTTTTTTGGTGTTGATCGATATTTTCCTCACCTTGGGTGTCCGAGATCGGGGCCTCAACGTCATCGAACGGCTTGGTCGCATCGAGCAGAACCAGACTGAGTTCCTGCACGCCATCACGCCCGTCCGAAAGCCGTAACCTCTTGATTCTGCCCCTCGTTTTGCCGTTCGAATTTGCACTAATGCAAATTCTGTGGTAGTCGAGGGGCAGTATCCCGGGCTCAAAAGCCCCGCCATCAAGAGGTTCCATGGCCAAGCCGCCTGTTCCCACCGAAGAGCGCATCCGAAGAAAGCAAGTCATCGAAGACCTGCTGAAGATGGGCTACCACCCTCAGGGTGAAACCGGCGGGCTTGCCTCCGCCACCAAGACGGCCGAGCGCCGCGAAGGCATCAACTATCCCAATTGGGTCCGCAACGAGGAAGCGCTCAAGCAGCTCCGTCGCGAAAACTACGCCGTAGACTGGTCCCTCTACGTGCCGCCAGCTGCCACCGCCACCGTGACCCTCGGGTCCGTCGAGGCAGGTGAAGCTATGTCCACCGAAGGCAACACGCTCAAGCGTGCTGAACTCCTGTCGGCCGACGTGACCACCCTCATCACCAAATCGAAATACCCGGTCATCAATCCGGAAGCCGTCATCATCGACTCCCCCACGATCCAGGCCTGGAACAGCAAGACCGGTCGCTACGTCGAGAAGGAAGGCAAGCCCCGCACCTGGATGAAAGACACGCTGCGCGTCGCGCCGATCGCCGACGCTCGCGGCAAGAACTTCATCTTCACGTCGGCTCAGAACGACACCATGCTCCACGAGGAGTTCTGGGCAAACCTCCAGGCCTATGCCGACTGGATCAAGGCCGAGATCATCGTAGGACCGTTCACCTATGAGACGCAATGGTGGGCTGAGAACGACCCGCAGGCGCGCACCTATGCCGAGGAGCTGATCCCGCATCTGTGCTTCGGCCAGCTGAAGATCGGCAACAACTTCATGTTCGCCGGCGAGATGAACACCCTGCCCACCGCGTCGGCGCCGATTTCGGATCTGGTGACGTATTCGCGTGGCCGCTGGGCCGTGTTTCCGCATGCCAAGCGCCAGCTGAAGAGCGTACCGTCCACCGATCCCGCCGTACAGGCACATCAGGTGATGACGTCGGGCTGCGTCACGAGACCCAAGGTGATCCCGCGCAAGGCAGGTGTGAAATCGATCTTCCACCAGATCATCGGTGCGGTCGTCGTCCAGTTCGACAGCGAAGGCGATGTCTTCTGCCGACAGATCACAGCTGGTGACGACGGCGCTTTCTACGACCTCGATCGCCACGTCGCCAATGGCGAAGTCACGACCGGCCACCGCGTCCGGGCGATGACGATTGCTGACCTGCACGTTCGAAAGCTCGATCCTGCCAACGCCATGGCCACCTTCGGGTGGAACCTGGAGGCCGTCTCGACCGAGAAGAACAGCATGTTCTACAAGCTTAAGCCGGAGAACGTTGTGGTCCACGACATCTTCGACAACGAGGCGCGGAACCACCACCACGTCAACGACAATGCCTACAGCTACGAGATGGCCATCCGCGGTCGCGATAGCGTCGAGGATGAAGTCGACCAGTGCGGCCACATCCTGTCGATGCTGTCGAGCGAAGACCGCAAGGTGATCGTCGCCGAGGGCAACCACGACATTGCACTGGAGAAGTACGCCCGCGAGGGCCGGTACCGCAACGACGGCGGCAACGTGCGCTTCGGCCTGCAGCTGGAAGACGCCTATCTGGAGAACGTCGAAAAGCGATCCTACGCGCTCGACAACGGTCTGCCGGTGCCGCGCTTCTCGCTGCTGGAGAATGTCGTCCGCAAGAAGATCGATCTGGGCACCAGGGTCGAATGGTGCGTGGACGGCTACAGCCACACCATCGACGGCATCGAGGTCGGCAACCACGGCTTCCGCGGCGCGAACGGCGCCAAGGGGACTGTGACCGGCTTCGCACGAGTCGGCCGCAAGATGTCGATCGGCGACAAGCACAGCCCCGAGATCCTCGACGGCGTGTACGTGGCCGGCGCGATGAACCTGCGCCACGGCTACAACAAGGGCGCGTCCGGCTGGGCCGTGACGCATATCCTGCAATACGCAGACGGCAAACGGACCCTCATCACCCTGCAGAACGGCAAGTGGTGCCCGCAGGAGGCTCTCGCAGCCCCCGAGCTGGTCGCGGCGTGACCTAACGCTTGATCGAATTGGAATAAAAAAGGAGAGAATGCAAATGAGCGCCATCGGATTGTCTGGGTTCGCCCAGGCCGGCAAGACTACCGCCGCCCTTTACCTCGAAAAAAAGTACAGCTTCGAGCGCAAGCACATCGCCGAGCCGCTGCGTGCCATGCTCGCGGCGCTGCTGCAGGCCAACGGCATGTCGTCCGACATGATCACCCGGTATCTGACCGGCGATCTGAAGGAGAGCCTGATCCCCGAACTCGGGGTCACGTCCCGCTATGCCCAGATCACGATCGGCACCGAGTGGGGCCGCGAGCTAATCAACCCGGACCTGTGGGCGAACACCTGGGCGCGCGGCGTCGGCCCGAACGACAACGTCATGAACGACAGCGTGCGATTCCCGAACGAGGAAGCTGCGATCCGGTCGCTCAAGGGCTTCACCATCCTGATCAAGCGCCCGGGTACACGGCCGGCGAAGTTCAAGTGGGGCAAGTTCGGCGAGTTCCTGTTCGATAAGCTGGGGCTCTACTGGGGCGTCCACGACTCCGAGCGCACCGATCGGCTCAATCCGGACTTCATCATCCACAACGATGGCGACGTGCAGGCAATGTACGACGATCTCGATGAGGCTGTAGCGGCCTGGGGAGACCGTCAGACGCCCGTCCGTTCCAAGCGGGTGTATGACGCCGACGTGGCGTTCGGCCGTGCCCTGGCTCGCCTCTGATGGCTCAGACCCGCAAGATGTCGCTGGTGGAGGCGCTCGCAAGCAATGCGATTGCTTTCATCATCTCGATCTTCACCAACTTCCTGATCTTGCCGCTGTTCGGGATGCACCCGAATATGTGGCAGAGCATTGGGATGGTGGCGGTGTTCACGATGATCTCGATCGTGCGGGGCTATTACGTCCGCCGACTCTTTGAATGGTGGGCGGCGCTCAGCGTAGAACTAGGGACGTTGCGCGAGCTGACATGATCATTCCGCACATGCGCCGGCACGGATCAGATCGTCCCTGCCTGCGTCATGTGCCCTGTTGCATGTGAGGGAGCATGGTTTCCCAGCCTTGCAGGCGCGAGCCATGGACAATTCCTGGGTCGAAAGTGGCGGCGTTAGACGGTCAATTTTCTCCACCGAAGAGACACTGGTCACGATGAACATTCCGCGCCCGTTATTCCATCCGGCTGCCCGAACGCGGCATAGCTGGTCTTCCTTACATTCGGAATCGACCTTTGCAGCCTGTTCGCCAGTGAAGCTGCAATTCCCAACTATCAGCGTGTGCGCTGCTCCGGCCTGACCCTCGCAGGTCACAGGCTGCACGGTCTTCGCTGGCTCTGCCTGGGCAGACAGGCAGAATGTCAGAAGTAGGGCGGCGGACAGTATCGACTTGATCATGAATTTCCTCGTCTGGGGCCTTTAGCGATTTCCCGATCCGTCCAGCATCCAAGTCAACCTGGACGGTTTTAACGGGGTGTCTTTATTCAAGGTCGCCCTCGATCGCTCGTGCGATTTCGCGTATCCGAGACCCTGGCATTTGGTCGAGCAAAACTTTCGGCCGGCAGCACCTTGAAAGCTTTTCAAGCAATGACCACAGGTCAGGGTCGGAAGGTCGCTGCTCACGCTGAGACCAGCGCATTGGACCGAGCAGAACCTTTGGGTCTTGGTGTTTTTCAAAGGGAATGGCGTTCCACACTGCTCGCAAGGTCGGTGCGGTAGCGCAGCGATACGGCACTCCTGCGAGCAGAAGCGCTGGTTTCTATGTTGCACTGGGTGCAAATTGCAGTGGACGCACAATTTCATTCTGACCGACTAGCATACCCCCTCAGAGTCGTTCAAGTCGGCCATCCGCTGTTGGCGGCTGAACCAGTCGTTCATGAATCGCAGCAGATGCGGCGCGCGGCGGTCGAGCTGAGACAAGCCGGACCCGATACCATCCCGAGGCACCACCACGGTGCGACCGAGATCCAGCGCAGCCCTCACCAGAGCCAAATCCTGCTCGACGATCCGCCGGCACTCCGCCGTGTCGTCGAAGAACGCGCGAGGCTGCATGCTGGGCGACCATTTGGTGGCTACGCCGATCGCGTTCGGCTCGCCGCGCATCTCCTTCGCCTGTCCCCCGAAGCCCGCTCGCTCGACGTTGTCGCCGAAGACGTAGATCCGATCGGGATTGCTTCGCAGATCGCTTCGCACGATCCAGTCCTGATATATGATCTGTCTCATGGTCACCTCCCTAGGAAACGGGCGATTGCCACCGCATGCATCGGGTAGGCGATCTCGTCGATCGGCGGCGTCTCCTTCACCACCAGGACTTCGAGGATTTCTTCGTCATGGATGAAGCCAGTTGGCCCGACCGTATCCAGATTCTGGAAGAACAGGACGTTGTGGCAAAACTCGTCGGTCGCGCCATAGGCTAGGAATAGATCGCGCTCCGTGATGATGAGGCCGGTCTCTTCCTTCAGCTCACGCGCCGCCGCCGTGTACATGCTCTCGCCGAAGTTCTGGAAGCCGCCGGGCAGTGCCAGCTTGCCGTAGCCGTCTTCGAGTCCGCGCCGGATCAGCACGAGTCCGTTGCCGTCATATGGCTGCAGCACGCAGCAGACGGTTGGATTGTTGCGATATTCAACCTGGTACATCAGACTTCCTCTTTCTTCGGCCGCGTATTGCGTATGGCATTCTTCGTATCGTTATCGATCCAGTTGCCCAGAAGGAGCATCGCCTGCTCGATGCCACCGAACACTTTTGAACGGTTGATGGCTTCCTTCATATTCTCGTCGGTGATGGCGCGAAGGTCGGTCTTGCAGAAGTCGATCACCTTGCTCAGGTGCTCATATGACTGCTTGATCTGTTCCCGCATCTTCGCCTCAACAGGCAATGCATCCCATCGCTTAGCCTCCGCCATCCATTCAAGTACGGCGGCGGCGCGTTCGTCTGGGGTCAGCTTTTCGGCTCCATCGGCCCAAGAAAACCCCATGCTTTTGAGTCCGCGATTTTCGATCGCATCCTTCAGTTCCTCCCTCAGCTTTTCGACAGACATCAGTGCTTCTCCGCTGAGGTGTGGTTGCGCTCTGAGGCGCGGGGTGAGTAGGTCCAGCCAGTTGGCATGCCGTGGTTGATCGAGTTGCCGATCAGGTTGTACGGGTTTGTCGACACCGAGACCTTCACGAAGGTCCGCATGCCCGGCGACTGCCGCGCGACGCGATGGATTACGAACTCATCCAGGCGCAGCAGATGCTTATCCGGATAGGTCACGATCATCGGCTCGTTCGCGACGGCCTGCTCCATTTCCGACAACGACAGCTGATGGTCCAGTGTGAAAGACCTCGCGTAATTTGGCTTCCAGAACTCAGTGCCGCTGCGATCCGACCAGATGTAATTCAGGTCGTCGGTCATGAAGCCGTCCGAGTGCCAACCAGGACGATTGCCTGGGCTCTCGGGGGAGACGTAGAGCGTCTTCGCGGTGAGGTAGACGTAGCTGTCCCGCCACCGGGGGCGACCCTCGATCGATATGAAGTCGGCTTGCGCGGCCCGTGGGATATCGACGAACTGCCACAAGTTGTCCGGGAACACGAAGCCCTGCATCCCCGGAAGCTTGATCGGGCAATAGAGCCAGCACATCATCTCGGCCGGCGAAAGATCGACGAGACCGAGGTCGAGAGGCGACATACCGTAAAGATTAAGACCTTTTCCCATAGGAAACCTCCTCGAAGATGTAGAGCCCAAGCTCCATTTGGACGAACACGGCGCAGAACCCGACGTAGTTGAGGCTCAGCCCATCGGGGATTTTGCCGCCGCACTTGAAGGAGTGGAATTTGCGCTCTTCGTCCGGAACGTCGGTGCGCACCAGCGCCCACATCCAGAACATGCCGCCCTGATCCTCGACGCGCAGGATCTCGGCTCCCATCGGCAACTTCATCGTGAAGCTTTCGAGCACCGGCATCTGGTATTTGAAGATCACGCGGCCGGCGGCGGCGGACATCTTCTGGCCACGCACGCTCTCGTCCCACTGGTCAGCCTGCACCGGTTGGGCCGGCATCGCGGCGATCTCTTCGGCGCAGCGGCTGCAATTTCTGCATCCAGTGCCGAGCTTCATGCTGCCTTTGCACATTGCTTCGGTCATGATCATGCCCTGATGTCGATGATTTCGATCGGGCCGCCCATCACAGCGTCGTCGAAGACGCCGATGGCGAGGCGTCCGGTCGCGAAGGCCTTGGTGTCTAGGTTCGTCCGGCCGGAATGCAGCTGGGGCTCAAGATGCGGCGTGTGACCGTGGACGACGTGCGAATTTCCGCCGAAACCCTCAAAGTCCGCGGCATAGCGCATCCACATGATCACGTCGTCGTTCTGCTGGTGGATCGGCGTGCCGAAATTGACGCCGGCATGCACGTAGATGCGCCTGGCATCGATCCGCATCTTCGGCAGCTCGCGCATCCACTGGACATGAGCCTTCGGGATGACGTCCAGATCATCGTGATCGATGTGCTGTCGCTTCTCAACCTTGAGGCCGTAGGAGCGCAGCGTGGCGTCGCCGCCGTTACCGATCCACCACGACGGATCGAGTCGGTTGTCCACCGTCGCCGTGAGCATTTCCTCGTGGTTTCCCTTGATGCTGGTGATGCTCCAGCCATTCGTCGTCCAAGCAGGCGACTTGTGGCAGTGCATCACAAGCTCGATCACGCCCTTGCTGTCGGGGCCGCGGTCGATGTAGTCGCCGAGCGTGACAACGTGACCGGGTTCGCGGTCGTGGATCGTGAGGAGCGCTCGCTCCAGCAGATCGAGGCGACCATGCAGATCGCCGATTGCGTAAGTCTTCATGCTGCTACTGCCTGTGCTGATCCGAAGAAGGTGATCCAGAAGAAACCGTCGTCCATCGGACCGATGATTCCAGTGTCATCGAGCGACGGATCGTGGATGATCGCGCCGCCTTGGCAGACCACGGTATGGCCTGTGCCGAGCCGGCTCTTGCCGCCGAGCAGATAGAGCAGGCCAGGAGTCCGGTAGTTCGCCGCGCCGATTGTGTAGAGGACGTCTTCAAGGCGTCCGCCGTTGAACAGCGTGTAGATCGAGTAGAGGCCTCGCTCATTGAGCCACGCCTCGAAAGCGTCGGTCTGCTGCTCAGGCGTCAGATCTATGTCCCCATAGAAGTGGGGAACCTCGTGAGGCTCCAGGTCGAGTACGCATGCGAGAGCCGTGCGATGGCAGTCCCCGAAGATTCCCTCTTCGGGCTTGTGCCGGAACAGCTGCTTGTTGAACTTCATGCGACAAGCCTCGCCTTGATCTTGAAGCCATCGGGATCTTCGAACGCGAGCGGCAGCAACCACTTCAGGTTCTGGATCATGTCCGTGCGCCGCACGACATCCTCGAAGGGATGGACCTCGATGGGCTCGCCGGAATCATTCACTGCCGGGAAGGCTGGCAGCTGCTGGACGATCGCCTTGAAAAAGAAGACCGTCGCGCCGGGCAGCACGATCTCGGCGAACTGCTCCCAGTGGTCGTAGGTGTGACCAGTCTCTTCCTTCCATTCGCGGCACATGCATTCGAGGGGCGTCTCGCCGCCCTCCATCTTGCCGCCGATGCCGTTGAGGCGACCGGCCTGCCACGCAGGCTTAGTCTTGCGGACGAGGGCGACCTTGTCGTCCCCGATCATAAACCCTGCGACGTATCTCATGATGCCGACACCCATGCGCGGATGCGGGATCTGGAATAGACGCTCTCGGCGACGCGACCGCTGTGGTTACCGCTGATCACGATCGGATCGCCGCTGGCAGTGAAGCCTGAGACGACGCCGACGTGCCCGCCGCGCCGGCCGCGCCCCATGGTGACGATGGCGCCCACCTGCGGAGCGATGTGCTGCTTGCGCTCCCAGGACAGAGCGTTGTCATCCACTCCAGACGCGCCGGTGATTTTGCGCAGGAATGCCGAGCACCAGAGCGTCGAGCGGACGCCGACCTGACGCGCCGATGCGCCGATGTATTCGCGGGCGCGTGAGACGACGCCGTTGCCCGCCGAGAAGCCGAACTGAAATCCTTCCGAGAATGGCTGCTGAACCTTGACGACCTGATGATGGCTAGCGTGGTGATGATGGGCGCGGTGATGGCGCGGCCGGGCATTCGCATCAGCGATCGAGAACGTCACGGTGAGGGCGCAAACGAGCGCCAGGAGGGAGCGTTTCATTTTGGAATCCTTGTCTTGGTAGGGAGGGCGACGGCCCCGCCGCGCAAATCAGGCAGCGGGGCGATGTGGGTCAGCCCTTCGCGGAGTAATCGACTGACTTGGCGGGGAGGACGACGGCGACGAAACAGTTGACCGTCTCAACGACGAAGAAGCGTTCGCCGGGATTTCCGTCAGCCAGATCCCGAGCGCGGTCTTCAGCTGCGCCTCTCAGGATGAATGCTTCACCCACATCGCCGTCACCATCATCGGGGATCGACGTGTGGTAGCTTTCGCTCACGACTAAGAACATGGACTCTCCTTTATGCCGCTTCTTCGAGCGACGGTTGCTGCTGGTTGAACTTTGAGGTTTCGTTTCCGAAGGCGTGCCAGCCTTCGCGCTGCTCGCGGCTGAACACGTCAGCCTTCAGCCCAGGCCCGGCCATGAGGTTGGCTGCGGCGTAGGCTTCCTCCGGCTTCCGTGAATGCTCGCGGCGCTTGGCCATGATCACGGAGCGGATGGATCGGGACTGGATGGCAGGCTTGCCGACCTTGCCGATCAGGAATGGCTCATGGGAATTGCGAAGCACGTAGCCGGTGCCGAACGCGGGGCCACCGGCCTTCGTCGTCTTCACCCATGCGCCTTGCGTGACGGGCTTGACCTTCCAGAAGTCGAAGCACATGCGCGCCTGGTCATACATCGGCGCGGTCGCCCACAGCCAAACCCACATCCCATCTGGATGTGCGAGTTCAGCGATCGGGAGCTTCAAGATTTCCTCGATCGGCATGCACGGGTAGTGCTGCTCGGCCGACTTGCCCTTGCCCTTGTCGGAGTAGGTCTTGAACGACCACGGCGGGTCGATCATCGCGAGGCGATACATGCCGCGGTGAAGCGGGAAGAGCTTGAAGGCGGGATCGGGTCTTTCGATCAATTGCACGATCTATTTCTCATTCCAATTCGAGCAAACGGCAGGACATGACTTTGGCGTCGTCAGTCCCGATTGAGCTTCTCTCGCCATTCCCGGGCCTCCGGGAGCAGCTCCGGCTTCAGAACCTTGGTCTCGTCGGGCTCCAGGATCGCCTGCACCAGCAGGGCATCCGGCAGCATCGAGAGACAGGGCAGCTTCTTGTCGAGACGCTGGCAATTCTCCTGCGTCAGCTTCTCCCGGACGACGAATAGGTCACGATCCGGTCCGAAGCGGACGAGCAGGCCATCCATATTCAGACGGCCCTCTCGCTGGCACTTGCCGCACTTGACCCGCAGATACGGGAGCGGCCAGTCCTCAAGCCGCATCGGCCACCGGGACGTGTTCGAGAAGCGCCCACTGCACACCGGCCTCGTCGTAGAGATCCTGCGACGCCTTGAAGGAAGCGGCCCAGCGCTCGTTCTCGACGTAGGGGGCGACGACGCGCTTGATGCCTGCCTGGATCACATGCTTGGCGCAGCTGGCGCACGTCAGGAACGGCCAGGTGTAAAGCGTGTAGCCATGGAGAGGCTCACGGGCCGTCAGGATCGCGTTCATCTCGGCATGCACGACCAGCGCATACTTCAGCTCTCGGTCGTTCAGACGCTCTGCTGTGTCCTCGATCATGCGAGGGAAGCCGTTGTATCCCATCGCGGCCACGGTGCGGTCCGGGCGCACGATCAGCGCACCAACCTTGGTGCTCGGGTCTTTCGATGCCGGCGCGATGTGCGAGGCAAGCGTGAGGAACAGGTTGTCCCACCAATATTGCGAACGGGGCATCAGGCAGCCTTTTCTGCTTCGCTGGCGATGCCAGTCAGGTGGTTGAAGCCGTCGCTGTCGGTGTAGGGCGGACACACCGTCATTTGACCTGCGGCCACGCGGCGCTCGATCTCGGCCAGCGTTTCCTGCGACAGGATCGTCTTGCCACCGGCGCGGCGGAAGCGGCTGACAGCGGCGGCGCGGACCTGAATCTTCTCTGGGAGGGTATTGATCAGGTCTACGACTTGCGGCTTCTGACCGGACGAAAGGACCACAGCGTGCGACTTAGGCCAGCTGCCCATCTTGGTCTTGCCGGCGCCTGCATAGTCGATGGGACGCGAGGTCACGCTACCTTGGACGACGACGCCACGAGAGACGCGAGCATCATGCAGCGTGATACCCGAGGCGATCTCCGCCTTGGTGCGGCGAACGCGCTCTCCAACCGAAGCGACCTGCCTAACAGGCTTCGTGATCTCCTTCGCGGGGACGGACTGACCGAGGCCATACGTCGTGTTGAAGTCGATGCCGTGCTTTTCGACGAATGTCTTGATCGAGGAGTTGGACCAGGCGTTGCCATTCTTCGTCGTCACGCCAGCAGCATTCAGACGCTTGGCGAGGCTGTTGAAGGTGTGAACGCCATCAGCCTTAAGGGTTGCGACATGCATCGCGACATCTGCGACGAATTGCCGCATCCTTACGTCATTAACTTTTTCCGCCTTGCTCGATTGCCGCACGGTCGCGATCGGAACTTCAACTGCGCTGGTTGACGAAACAAGCGGCTCCAGCATCGTCTCATATACCGTGGTTGATTTTTCCGAGACGGGAACGTGAACATTCTGTGTCAGAATGTTGCTGGCTTTTCCTTGAAAAATAGATCGAACCGCGCTCAATGCTCTGCTGAACAATACCGCCTCCATTTGCATTCGAATTTGCATTTACCGGAATTCGAGTCGTCGGTCAAGAGTCGAGCGCGTCCGGGACCGCGCGTTGTTTGTGAACAAACGTTTAGGGAAAAGCTGACAATATGACTGCTTTAGCGGTACAAAATGTCGCTTTTATAGGAATGATATCTGGGTGACCCGAAGGTTCGCATCTTGACGGGTCTTTGCATCCTGCATTAGTGCTAATTGGAGAGAGGCCGACGTGGCCGTCATCGAATGCCCAATCGAAAGTTCAGGAAATGCTCACTGCCGGGTTGTCTTATCGCTCCTACGCTATCGCCACCGAGGGCGATGATTTTGTCGCTCGCGAGGCCGGGCAAGACGAGGAAATTCCTCTCGTAATCAGATCCAAAGACATGAACCGGCTGACCCGCTCGATCGACGAGCTGTGGGACGCTCTGGAATCCGGCACAAAACCTGCTTGGTACAAAGCCTGGGAAGACAACCCGAAGCGGTCTGTCGATCTCGACTCGCGCTTTACCGCCAAGGCTAGCGATTTCGCTGTGGCTATGTCGGGTAAAGTGTTTGCGACGGAGCCTGACGTCGAAAGCGTCCCGTCCGAGACCGATCCTCCGATGACTCGTAAGGCTCTGCTCTTTACAATCAGCGCGATCCTAGTCTCCTCGCTGATGGCATCGGGGATGCAGCTGGCAATGGCCCATGTGGAACCGGAGATCGTATTCACGCTCTGCGTGGGCCTGATCGCCATGCTCTACGGCTGGCGGCCCGCTATCTCGACGGCTATCGCGTCGATGGCAATCTATAATCTGGTGGCGATCCCGCCGGTGCTGGAGTTCTCAATCCCATCCACATCCGAGATCATTTATGGACTGATCAATGTTGCGGTGTCACTGATGGTCCCTTTGCTCGTCGGCGAGGACAAGAAGAAGACTTCGCTACTTCCTAAGCTCGGATTGGCCTAAGGCCGTACTCCCAGCACTGACGTTCCATATCTTTAGTTCCATCGCCTCCAGGGAAGCCGATAGCACGGTCCGGCCGACCTTCTCTCAGCATCTTCGTATTTCGTATCGGACCAGCGGCAGCATTATAGAGCTTGCCGGTCCTCGACCGCTTCACCACCGCTGCATCACATTCTAAATCGTCCCACTCGGCAGGGTAGGGGAGCACGGCCACGCCGCGGCTCTCCGCCCATGCTCGGGCGAGCCTGTCAGCGCCGGATGCCTCTCCCTCAATGATGGCCGTGATCGGCCGCTCACGATGCATCGCATCGAGCGTGGCGAACAGGTATCGGCGGTCACCGTAGTTTCGGCCTCCGAACACCAGCACGCGGTTCTGGTTCGCCTTGGTGATGATTGCTGTGCCATGACACGGCGCCGGGGCGCAGAAGCAGATCACCGATTTGCCGCGTAACTCACTCACGTCCATGTCCGGCAACTGCTCGCAGACGAACCGCCGGATCACCTCCGCTCTGTCGCCGTCCTTGCCGATGACGAAGCGATTGCCGTAGGGCGATCCGCGGCCGATGTATACGGCGTCGGCCGGCGCGTCGCCGTGGTGTTTGTTGTAAAGGCGAGGATCGCTCATTTACTCTCGATCATCTCCAGCACGTCATCAATCGCTTCGATGTAGCCGGCGTGGAATGTGTTTGGATCTACGTTGCCCGCGGCCGAGGCGCCATCAAGCTGGCGTTGCTCCGCCAGTTTTTTAGCTCGGATCGTTGATAGACGCTCAACCAGGTCTTCGATCGTCAACATCTTGTCCATCAACGCTTCATGTCGCAGGTTATCGAGGTGCCGTTCAGTTGGAAGTCGGCATAGCCTTTGGTTGCGGTGCAGAAGTCGAAGCCGACCCCGTCCTTCTCGGCGCGCCATCCGGCCTTGGCACAATCCGTTTCTGTAATCTTGTAGACGGCGCCCTTCCAAGTCAGGGTATTCTGGGTGTCATCAACCTTCAGCGGGTGGGTCTTCCCGTGATCCTTGCAGACGTAATTGAAGGTAGAAGCCTGGGCCTGGTTGAGGCCAACGGCGAGAACGATCAGCAGAAGTTTCTTCATTTCAAATTCCTTTCGAGAGCCAGATCACCTGCTCTCCGATTTTTCTTCGCAATCCTTGCGGATCAGAACAGCTTCCGAATTATCACCATAATCAGAGTCACCGC